CGTACTTCATCTCGTACTTGGACTTGGCTAGATGCCACCATTTCATCAAAATCAGGCAATTCAGCTTTGGCTTTTTCTAATTTACTTGTCCAAGATTTGATAACTTCTTGGCGTTCTTTTTCGATCATGCGTTGCTGTTCTTGCTTATCACGCTCTACTAATGCTTTTTCCGCACTCCATTCAGCTAATGCTTCTGCATATTCAAAAGCATCTTGGAACTGACTGGCTTGGGGTTTTTCACCCAAAATGTCCTGTTCAATCTGTTGGGGTGCTGGTGCTACTTTGCTCTCAAGTTCTTGTAAGCGGGCTTCTAAGGCTTGCTTTTCGGCTTCAGCTTGTTTAGCACGTTTTGTAAGCTCAGAAAAACGCTTTTCAAGTTTGGGATTTTGTTTCGGCTTGTCTGTTACTTCCGCTTCTTCTTCTGCCGTTGGTTCACTCTCAGCTTGGGCTTCTACCGCTGGCTCTGATTCTGGAGTTTCCTCGACAGTTTCAGCCGCAACGGGAGCTTCTTCACTAGCTAAACCTAATTTTTCAGCATGAAAATCAGCTAAATTCTCACTTGTTACTACATTTGATGCTGTTCTAACTACTTCTGCTTCTGACATGGAATACTCCAAGAATTAACCCTGTGAACCCACAGGTAGGTTTTGTTGTTTTAGCACAACAGTTGCAATTTTACAACACTTAAATAGCTCGCTCAACCGCTTCTGCGTTAGCTTCTTTCATTTCAGTTTTGTTAATATGAGCCAAAACGAGAGCCAACTGCGCTTTCATCTGCTCAATTTCAAGCTGAGTTTGTGTCTTAATAACTGTGTCGTGCGCTTGAGTGTCTGTGCGTGTCATCGTATCTTCACGCTTAACTTGCAGGCGCATCTTCTCACGCTCTGTTTCAGCCTGTTGGACTTGTTCTTGAACTGTTGCACGATATTTCTTGTCCATTTGTTCGGCTTGCAGGGCTTGTTGTAGCTGTTGAATCTGCTGTTTAGCATTAGCCAACTGCATTTGAACTTGTGGCGGGATAGGTGATTTATCGTCAATTTGAGCCATAGGATTAACTGCTGCAAGGCGATCAGCAATGATCTCTGCGCCAGGGAAATCCATATTACGGAAGATCAAATCGCCAGCTTGTTGCATTAGGCTTGGGTCTGCGCCAAGCATACTCATCATAGAATCGACAGCTTCTTGACGCTTAGAGTTGTAACCTGGGCCTGTTTCCATCACTACATCGTATTCACCGACTGTGACATCATTCAGAATCTTAGAAATGCCGTTTTCATCTGTGCCAGGTTGATTTAATGTAACAATTTCAGGCTTTCCGTCATCGCCAATAATCCGCATGACTCGTTCTCTGTCATAAATCTTAGGCACTAAATCCAAAATAATACGACCTGTATGACGAATAGAGCGTGTCAAATTATCGTAATAATGGAAGTTGGTCATATCCACTTGGGCTTGCTGACCTTGTAGAGCCTTTCCTGACATCATTCCTTGTGGAAGCTGGCTAGGATCAAAGATACCAACTACGGCTTGTAAATCGCCATTTAATCCTTGTAAAGCGGTAACGATGCCCGATGGAGGTGGCTCTGGTTGCAAGCGAGTAGGAGCGGGTGCTGGTCTGCCTTCAATATCTGTCTGTTTGTAACGCAATACAGGCATAGCTTTGATGTTAGCCATTGCCCATTCGTTCTCATGCCCTTCGTCTTGACCTTCTGCCAAGAGCCATTTAGCTTTAGGAGCAAGAGCTACAGATTCAGTTAAAGCGGTTGACCAATAGTTATACATACGCTGAGGGTCTTTAGCCATGCGAACAAGACCAAATTTCTTATGCTTGTCATCTACTCTGACTTCTTGGCCATAAACAGGCACGATTGGGATGTATTTACCAGCCCACTCGCCTTCCTCAAGGATTTCCATTGCGGTCAGCTTGCACCATTTAATCTTTTTGCGCCAAGTATCACGCTTATCTACCACGGTAATGCCAGCAGCTTCTAATACTTGTTTGCTTGGTAGCTCATCAGAATAGCCTGTAGTGCCATCAGAAAGCTGTAAAAGCATCTCTTTTGTGCGTTCTGTATAGAAATACTCAGCTATACGTATATCTTCTTTCGTAACCCATTCGCTCTCTGTATCGCCTGTTCCTCTGGATGAGAAGCCTTGGTCAAATTCAGCTTCGGGATACATCTTTTTAAACACGTTTTTGCTGATAACTGTAGTAATAAGGACTCGCTCAGCGTCACTACCATCAGGAAGAACGCTATTAGGATCAAAATAGACAGTAAACGGGTTTTCAACTGGCTTAATGTAGATTTCTTGGTCAAAACTATCCTCTCTTACATAATCAGTAGTAATACGCCAGTAACCCCAACCCATTTTGACTGCGTATTCAAAAGCGTGGTCGTAAGCTGAATCTGCATCGGATTGATTCTCAATGTGACGGCAAATACCAGTCAAAATCTCAGCGATCTTAGCATCTGACTCATTATTCATGCCATGCACTTTGATGCGTGGGCGTTGCTGGCGTTGCTGATTACAGATTTGACGGATATAAGCATCTAGCTTATTGATTGTCAGACATGGGCGAGCTTCTAAAACACGGCTATTTTGCACATCTACAGGCCATTGATCGCCTGCTGCAAATCTCACATCGTCTAAGGCTTCTGCACGATTATTGCTATCCGAATCATTACAAAGCCGTAAAAAGTCTTTGGCTTCTTCAATTCTGCCGTCTGATTGGGAGTCTGCAACTCTGTCGTATGCCATAGAAATTCCTTATAGATTGCCCGATTTTAAGACAAATGTCTCATTTTTACTACACATTTTAGCCCATCCAAGAGCTAGGTAGTTGATAAGTTGCTCTTTGTTTAGGTGCTTTTCTAGGTTCGTTAACCATAAGCCCAATATAACGGAACGCATCAGCTCCGTGAGAATAGTTATCGTGTAATGGTTTCTGGCTAAACTGCTTAGTATCAGGGTCAACGTCATAGCGATAATGACGCAAGCATTGAATACCTTCGTGTGCGTTGGTCTTGTCAAACCAGCACTTATTAAACATCATTCGGGCAGCATTAATAGAATCAACGATTGGTGTTCGCTCAATAACTCTAGTGTTATACCCTGAAGCTCTAACGATTTCCTCAATACTTTTACCGTTTGATGCCAGAGTTTTGTTTCCAGCATCGTGGGGTAGCCAAATAGTGTCGTAAACATATCCATAAGATTGCATTTTAGCTAAATAATGTGCAATAGTTTCTTGATTGTTCTCGTAATAGCGGATAAGACGGACTTCCATTCCAATAAACTGAACAAACCAAATAGCAGTAGCATCTGCCCAGCCCAAATCAAATACAGCGTGAACAGGTTTAATTGGATCGTAGGGTACATTGCATATTCTTCCATCTAATTCAGCTAAAGTAAGCTCTTTAGCAAAAATAGCACCATCTACAGTTTGTCGGCATAAGCCTTCCCAAACGTTGTTATAGGCTTGCTGATCTCTACTAAAAAGCGCATCTTTTTCTAATCTGAGCGTATCAGGGAACCAGGGATTGTCTGACCAATTAATCTTAGCCACAACGCTGTTTTCGGGCGGGCTAAGGACAAATCGTTGGTATGTTTCGTCTGTTTCCAGCTCTGGGTTAAAGGTAATCCAAATTTCTGAGTGTTCTTTGCGGATCGTAGGAATAAGAATGTTCCACGATGTTTTAGATACGCTCTGTGCCTCCTCGACCCAGCATATATCCACACCCTCATAGGACTTAATGTTCGTGACATTGTTTTTAAGCCCAACAAACGCAAATTCTGTGCCATTTTGCCCCTTAATAGAGGTCTGTGTAATTTCATAAAACGATTCCAGCTTTAATGCAATGATTTGATCTGATAAGAGCTTGTGGACAGATTGGCTTATAGAATTTTGAAACTCACGGGCGCAAAGTATTCGAGTAGGCTTCTTAACTCCAAGCACAAGCAAAGCACGAGCAACACCCCAAGACTTAGCTCCTCCACGACCTCCATATAACACCTTGTATCTTTTAGGTTCAAAGAGTATCTCCAGTTTTTGTGGGAATTCGACAGAACTAACTGCTTCCCTAATGTCAGGGGTGATTTCACTCATTTATTCTCTTTTTGGCTATTTCAAAGTAATTAAGCTCTTTCTCAATTCCAATGAATTTACGACTTAATTTTTTACAAGCTAATCCTGTAGTTCCGCTACCCATAAAAGGGTCTAATATTGTATCGCCTTGATTACTATGTATTTTTACCAAAGATTCCATTAAAAACAGGCTTTTTTGTGTTGGATGAAAGCCAGTTTCAATAGAAGCAACAAACTTTGGTCTTTGATACTTTTCGTCTTGCCTATTAAAAGTCCATTTAGATTTTTCTTTTACAAACCAAATAGCGCACTCATAATCTGTAATGTAACGCCTATCTCTGTTTCTTGGCATTGGATTAGATTTTTCTAACCTAATCATATCTTTTGTTTCAAAACCTTTAGATTCTGCATAGTCAGCTATTGGCCCAAGATTACGCCAAGCGTTAAACACTATAAAGCTGCCATCCTTTTTTAATGCTCTTGAAACTTCATCAATATAAGAAAAAAGATCAAATCCTTTGTCCCACTCCCCAAAATCTATGCCAGCTCTGCCCATTGTGGCAAAGTTGTTTTTTCTTGCAATGTTGTAAGGTGGATCAGTAAGAACCAAATCAATAGAGTGATTAGGGATAGTTTGCATAACTTCTAAGCAATCCCCCAAGCGCAAATCAATCATTCTGGCTTTACAAACCTGACTTCGATGGCTTGCAAGAGGTTATTACCCTCTGCATCCTCAATGCTGGTAGATTGATGAGCTTTGCCATCAACCCGATCCATGATCTCTTTGACTGCCCAGGCTTCACCTTCTTCTGCTGCTTCTACCAGCTTTTCAGCTATTTTGCGTAGCTTTAAAGAATCTTCCTGAACCAAGACCTTCCTAAGCTGAGAGTAAAACAACTTGCCCTTACGAGCGTTGTCGTTCCCTTTCATCTTTTCACTTCTTGAAATGTCTGATTCAGTAGTCATCTTTTTGAATTAT